GCCGACATCACCGCCCGACGCACCTGGCTCACCAACCGCATCGTCGCACTCCCAACCGATGCTCAAGCCACCGTGCGCCTCTACTGGCCACAAGACACCCCACGCATCGCCGACGCCGACATGGATGCACTCACCCGCATCGTCAAAATCGTCGAACAAGTCGAAGCCGAAATCGACCACCCATTCGGCGAAACCGACCCAACCCTCCCACGCACCCGCCGCAAGAAGCGGGTCACCGACACGTTCGAGGATGCGATGACCGAGGTCACCAATGGCTGAACAACCAGCACTCCCAACGCATCCGTTCGGATACGGCATCAGCGCAGACGACGCAATCCAACGCATCCGGCGCATCAACGCCGTCTCACAAGGCGACCCGAACAACAAGAACTTCATGTCCGTCGTCATCGACGAACTCGAAATGGACTTCGCCATGCTTCGTGAAATGGATTGGGAATCGTTCATGGATGCCGCTACGGTTCGCATGGCGACACTCGTCAACATCGTCAAGGAGGCAAAGCCATGACCGTCATCGACGACTTCGAGGGCGACATGATGGATCAGAACCCAGAGGACATCGCCTCGGTGGACACACTCAAGTCACTCATCGCCACACTCCAGAACCGCAACCGTGCTTACTTCCACTCAGCTCTCCAATATGCGGAGCAGGGTGGCTGCGGGTTCGGTTCGGAAATCAACTCGCGTCGAAGGTTCGAGATCGCCAGAGGTATCTACTGGCTCATCACCTCAAACCAGTTCGACACCGACCTGATTCGTGACCTTGCGGGGTTCGCATCAGGAAACACATACAGCAAGGTCGCAGACGGCCTCGCCAACATGAACGCAAACCAGGCGACACGGTTCGCTGAAGCCTGCTTCATGTTGAGCGTGAACGCCTACGACCTGTCGTATGACCCGCAAACCAGCAAGTTCCAAATCATCCCTAAAACCTCTGAAGGAGGCATGCAATGACCGACGTATTCATGAGCGAAGGCGGGAGCAAGTATCCCGCTCTCAAGTTCGAGAACGTCAACGACACCCACACAGGGCGTGTCGTCGAAGTGAAGAAACTCGAAGACCGTGACCCAGACGGCAACGTGAAGACCTGGCCGAATGGGGATACCCGATTCGTGTTCGTGTTCACCGTCGAAAACAACGGCGAGTTCGGCAACATCTGGGCACGAGGCAACATGGTCAAAGCGATCCGCGAGGCAGCCCAGGCTGCAGGACTGTCCACCATGATCGGAGCCAACCTGACCGTCAAGTATTCCGGTGACGGCGAAAAGAAGAAGGGATTCAACGCACCGAAGCTGTACAAGGCTAAGGTCGAGGCACCCAAGCCACAGGACGCATCCGTCGAACTGTGGTGAATCCGTGACAGGCAGGTGGCACCTCCTCATCCCCCCGATGCGCCACCTGCCTGTTACACCCCCAACATTCAGGAGACGAAGTGACGATCACCGACCTAAGGAACACCATCAAGTTCCTGCAAAGACTCGTCGTAGGACAGTCTGAACAAGACACATTCTTCAAGACCCTCAAAGCATTGGAAACAGAACTACAAAGGAGAACCAAGAAATGACATACGACCCAGAAATGCTCCACCAACTCAACGTGGAGAACCAGTTACGCATCAGCGAACTCTCAACCGCACTCGAACGAGTCACCGCCGAGCGCGACCAACTCAGCCAAGCCCTCCTCAGCGCAGTCGCACAGTTGGAGGAAACCAAGACTCTGCTGACGCAACTCAAGTCAGACATCTCACGCCTCCAAGTCCTCATCGCCACCGGAGGCGAGCTGTGAGAATTGAAGTAGCCGCAGCCTTCCTATTCGGACTCGCAATCGTCCTCATCATCCTGGCGTCCTGACATGAACATCCTCGAAGAAGCAGACTTCCTCATCAACGGCAAACGCCAAGACGACTACGGACACCCGCTCGACGACTTCAGTCGCACCGCCAAAATCTGGTCAGCCATCATCGGCATCCCCATCACCGCCGAACAGGTCGCCCTCTGCATGGTTGGTGTCAAGATCAGCCGTGAATGCAACCTGCACAAAGAAGACAACCTGATCGACGCAGCCGGATACCTCGGCACCTTGCAGATGCTGATCGAAGAACAAGAACGACGGGACGACCTGTGAGCCGTTGGAAACTTCTGCACGGCGACTGCCGCGACCAGCTCGCCACCATCGCCGACAACAGCATCGACGCGATCGTCACCGACCCACCCTACGAACTCGGATTCATGGGCAAATCGTGGGATGCGTCAGGGATCGCCTACAACCCGACCGTCTGGACAGAATGCTTACGCGTACTCAAACCAGGCGGCCACCTCCTCGCCTTCTCCGGCTCACGCACCTACCACCGCATGGCAGTCGCCATCGAGGATGCAGGCTTCCAGATACGCGACCAAATCATGTGGGTCTACGGATCAGGATTCCCGAAGTCGCTGGACATCAGTAAAGCCATCGACAAGGTGAACGGCGAACCCAATCGCCTTCATAAGTTCACAGCATGGTTGCGTACTACTGGAATCACATCAAGGCAACTTAATGAAATCACTCAGACCAATATGGGCGGTCACTACTTGACTTCAGCTAGTCAGCCAGCAATTCCGACTTCTAAATTGTGGCAACTTATTCGACCTCATCTTTCTGAAGTGCCTGAATGGGTTGATGAGTTGGTTGCACGAATTGAGGCTGAGCGCGACGTGATCGGTCAGCGTGATGTTCCTGTCGGTCATGCGTTCGCTGGTGAGGTATATGGCGGTGACAGCAGTAGTCAAACCGTGAACGTCACCGCCCCAGCAACGGCTGAGGCTAAAGGTTGGGAGGGTTGGGGTACGGCGTTGAAGCCGGCGCATGAGCCGATTGTGTTGGCTCGTAAGCCGTTGGTGGGGACGGTTGCGGAGAATGTGTTGCGGTTCGGTGTCGGCGGGTTGAACATCGACGGCTGTCGAGTATTTCGTGATGTTGGCGATGTGAGTGTTGCTGGTCATCGGACAGCGACATTCGGTACACAAGAAACTGAGAGCGGTGGTGATGGTTCTGGTGGTTGGTCGCAGAACGAGTCGGGTCGTTGGCCTGCGAATCTGATTCATGACGGCTCCGACGAAGTGCTTGAACTGTTCCCCGAAACCGCAAGCACAGGGAACGGTTCACGACAAGGTTTCAGACGTGGCGGTGGGGATGGTGTTTCTGTTGGGTTGTCTGGGAAGAAATATGCTGCGGATGGTTACGCTGATGGCGGTTCTGCTGCTCGTTTCTTCTACTGTGCGAAAGCCAGCAAGAAGGATCGCAACGAAGGACTCGACGAGTTTGAGGAGAAACAAACAACTGGCGGAGGCGGACTTACTCCGGCAGGAGAAAAATACGGTTCAATCAAAGCGAAACAACAAAACTTTCACCCAACCGTCAAACCAACCGAACTGATGCGCTACCTCTGCCGACTCATCACACCCCCCAACGGACTCATCCTCGACCCATTCACAGGCTCAGGATCAACCGGCAAAGCAGCCATACTCGAACACTTCCAATTCATCGGCATCGAACAAGACCCCGACTACATCACCATCGCCCAAGCCAGAATCCAACACGCAGAACAGGAAACCCAACCATGACCCACGCAGCCGTCTGCCTCAAATGCCAACACCTCGTCAAACACAACCCTCGACAACTCGAAGGCTGCCGATGCGACCCAGACGCACCAACCTGGATCGCCATCACCCAAGACGGACGACTCCTCACCATGAGCCACGCCAACTACGCTGAACTCTCCGATGAGTAACGGACAACGCCAACCCTGCCCATGCAACCCACACCCCCACCCCTGGTGCGGAGACAGAGGAATAGAAGACGATGACTGACCCAATCTCCGACTACATCGAAGCACAAGCACAAGCCCACGTCACCGCCTACGTCATCGTCGCCACCACAGAAACCCTCACCGGCGAACAATCATTCTGGGTCGCCTGCCAAACCAACCAAACCGCCTCAACCACCCTCGGCCTCCTCGAATCAGCATCCGCAGCAGAAAAACTGAGAATCGCCAAACTGTTCATCGCCAACGACGACGACACCGACTAACCTCAACCCACCCCAACTCACAACGCAAAGGAGGCGTCATGAGAAAAAAACTCAAATACTTTCCCGTACAACCACTCCTCGCATTATTCCCCGACGGCATGGGTGATCGAGTGATCGGTGAACACTTCGGAGTATCACGCACCATCATCAACCGTTGGCGACACAACCCCACCTGCGCCATCGACGAATACACCGCCGACCGCTACGCAATCAAAATGGGAATGCACCCACTCGAAATCTGGCCAAACTGGATCAGCTTCGAGGAAACAGCATGAACGTCGTCTCACTCTTCTCAGGTGTCGGAGGCTTCGACCTCGGACTCGAACAAGCAGGCATGAAAACCATCTACCAATGCGAATGGGACAAACACGCCACCAACATCCTCCAACGCCACTGGCCACACGTCCCCAAATGGGGCGACATCACCACCCTCACCGCCCAAGAAATCCTTCGACACGGACAAAACCCCGATGTCATCGCCTGGGGCAGCCCATGCCAAGACCTCTCCGTCGCAGGCAAACGAGCAGGCTTAGAAGGCGAACGCTCCGGTTTATTCCACGAAGGAATGCGAATCATCAAAGAACTACGAAAGGAAACCAACAATGTTTATCCAAGAATCTCTATTTGGGAAAACGTCGCAGGAGCGTTATCTTCCAACCGAGGTGCTGACTTCGGCATCATCCTCGACGAAATGGCTCAAGCAGGGGCGATGGTCATCGAATGGGCAATGCTCGATGCACAACACTTCGGAATCCCCCAACGACGAAGGCGCGTGTTCGTCATCGCTATCTTCGATCCTGCAATCGCCCGAAACTGTCCCAACCCGCTACTACCTGTCAGCCAAAGCTTGCG